GCTTCTCGCGATAAGCAAATAAAGCGCCCTCGGGTAGCTCTTCAATAAAAACTCCTTGATTATTTCTTATCAATTTAAACACAGCTAAATCAGCTTCTGTTTTTTTAACTCTTGGTTGTATCTTAATCTTTTTTAATTTCATTAAGCTTACTATGTATATCAGTCTGTTCAACAATTACATTAGACTGACCGCTATCATCTAATAAGCTATCTATACTAGATGTATAAATTTCATTTAGCTTTTCATTGTTTCTTGTAATTTTCTTTTTAAGATGTTCTTTTAAAGCTTCTATTTTAACATAAAGAATTTTATCTATTGTAGGATTGATACCATACATTGGTAAATCATTTAAAGAAGATATGATTCTTCTAAAACCTCTTGCTCTTTTTTCTAATTGAGTTATTGTTTGTTCACTAATCATTTTCTTTTCTCCATTCATCTCTACTTATTTCGTCAATTTCTAATTCACAATAATGAATTATTTTTTTTAAGTCTTCTATACCATTTTTATTTTTATATCTAACTACATACTTAATAACATTACCTTGAAAGAATGATAAATTATTTTCTCTTATAAATTTATAAGGTTGTATTTTCATTTTATAATGACTACCTCCCTCTTGCTTTTCACTAGCAGGTAGTATTGCTTCAAATAAAGATTTGTTAGTCATTAAGTTTTATTCCTTCTTGCTCTATTCTTTGTAATTGTTTTGCTGTTGGTTGCAACATATCATTTAATTGGGCATATGTCAACTCCGAGTTGTGTTTTAATTTTTTAATTATCCATTTAAAAGACCAAGGTTGTAACTTAATAGTTGAACCTTGATAGTAATGTGTCTTGTCAGGAAGAAAAGATAATACATTTTCATATACAATTTTTTCTGCTTCTTCTTTAGATAATAAAGACCTTAACCATTCAACAAGAATATGTTTAGCTTTATATCTAATCACTTTCATTTTCTTACTGTTCATTAGTTTCCTCTCATTATGTAGTACCTATTTTATATTTATCTTCATGTAATAATTTAAAATTATTTTCTCTATCAAAGTATTTATAATCAACAGCTAGTGGTTCAAATATACTTAATGAATTAAGTATTACTAAAGGATTAAAATCTTTACAAGAATAAACATCTAATTGAATTAATGATGGTGTTATTGCATCCCATGTATGTATAACAACATGAGAAGTTTCTATGATAACCATTCCAGTTACTCCTTCATTGCCTTTCATATCAACTCTTTTTGCATAAGGTCCATCTAATATTTTCATATCAATGTCTTTAATTAATTTAGTTAACCAATTAACAACTTCATCTGTAGTCTTAGGTGGTTTATTTACATCTGCTCTTATTAATATATGTTTATGTTTTAGTATGTCCATTATATTATTTCTTAAAATTAGCTGTTATCTCTTCAACATTAGGTTGTTTTTCTACATGAGTTAAATAAGCATTCTTATTAGCATACTTAAATACTCTTAAACCTTTACCATTGTTTGCATCAGCATGGCATTCCCATTTATGTGGACAGTACTGACATCCTACAGCAAGTTGTTTATTTCCGTTTTTCTCTTCTTTATCCTCATAACATTTTTGTTCAGGAGGATTTTTCATTTCCATAGTTTCTCTTAATGTTTTAATTAAATTTTTAACATTAGGTTTAGCCATGTCATCAGGTTTATAGAAACACATATCACCAGTAGATTTATCTACAACAAGAAAGCCACCTGCTTTAGTACCATTTGCTGTTTCATATCCTGCTAACTGTGCATGATAACCAAATGGGTCATCACCTACTATCTCACCTGATTGAAATTTTTTAAAACTAAATGATGAGGCTGACTTAACATCGCATATCTCACCATCTATCTTACTATCTATATGTCCTGTGATACCATCAATCTCAATCTTCTTTTGTTGGTCTTCTATTTTATGTCCTGCTAATTCAGCAAGATATAAAACAAGATGTTCAATGATATGTCCATATAAAAATTTTAAATTTAATCCTGCATCATCCTCTTTTCTTTCTTTAGGACTATGCTTATCATACCATAATTGTCTAGGTGGTTTACCTATCACAGACATTCTAAGCTTACCTTGATTCTCTGTTCTGTCACTAGGTTTATTCCAAGCTAGTATAGCTTCTTTAATATTCTGAAGAAATACATTTATATTTTCTTCAGTCATGTTGGCTGGTTTGCCATTAGATATATCAGCTATCAATTGTTTAATATCGGTAGCTAAAGTATCAATGCGTTTCTGACCAGTTGTTTCCAATTTTGTATTCTCCATTTAGGGGACACCTCACTTTTAATAGTTTACCTGCATCTATAATTGATTGAACTGCTAGTTTTCCAAACTCATTGACTCTACTTTCTTCAACTTCGTATTGAAATTCATCGTGAACATTAACAACTGGAAATGCTTTTATTTGTTTTATCTTAACATATTCATCTAGTAATGTCAAGGCTTTCTTCATAACTATTGCACCTGCTCCTTGCAACAAAGTATTCAATGCGGCATGGGTATGTCTAATAATTATTTTTCTTCCGTCAAGTCCTTTGACGTATCGTCTTTCAGCCACTCGCTCCACTTTTTCTCGTAGGCTTCTAAGACTTGGTGTTGCTCTAAGAAATTTTTCTTTAGCTCTTTCACCATCTCTTTGCGTACCTCCGATGATACTTCCGATTTTGGCTGAACCTGCTCCATAGATAAATGCGTAGATAAAAGTCTTCGCCTTATCTCTTGATTCCAAACCAGCAGCAACTTGATTTGCTGTGTGTATATCTCCATTAACGACTTCATGTATGTACCTCTCATCATTCATGTAGTGTGCTAACATCCTCAACTCAAGTCCTGAAGCATCAACACCTACTAGTTTATATCCTTTATTTACTATCCATAATGCCCTACACTCTTTACCATATGGTGAGTACACAGCAGGAATTTGAGCCATGTTGGGCGACTGATGACTCATTCTTCCTGTAATTGTACCATTGGTTATTACTCTGCCATGTACTCTACCATCTTCTCTTACTGCTTCAATCCAAGAACTTACTTGAGCAATTCTTTTCTGTAGCATAAGAAACCTGTTAATCAATTTAGCTTCAGGTATATTATGTATCTCACTCAATACCTTTTCATCTACAATAACTTGACCCTTATCTGTTTTCTTCTTAGGTTTCCACCCAAGCATAATAAGTCGTTCAGCTATTTGTTGTCTTGAACCTAAATTAAATTCTTTAAAACTTACCTTTGTAAAGGGAACACCTTTCACATAACCTCTTGCTTTGTTATTAGATTTAGGAATAAACTCTTCTTCTATTTTTAATGGTGGGAAACTCTTTCTAACTTCAGTAGTTAATCTATTCATCTCTTCCTGGAATAAAGATTGTAATCCATAAGCTTCAACAATATCAAGTTTGAAACCTAACTCATGTTGTTTTTGAATAATAGTTGCAGTCTTATGTTCTAACTCAATGGACTCACCGAAGTCTGTCATTTTTCTTATTAAGAAATGATAAAGTTTTTCTGTTAATGCTACATCATTTCTACAATAAGTTAACATATCTTCTGTTAAAAAATCAAACTGTTCAAACTGTATTTTATTTTGACCTAATTTTTTACCCCAGTTTTTAAGTGAATGTCCACCCTCTAAAATAGGATTGAATAATCTTGATAAGACTAATGTATCTGTTATCTTACAATGCTTGAAGATATCATGTCCAAAGAATTTATTTAAAACAGGTACATCAAATCCAATAATGTTATGTCCAATAAACTCTTCTGTTTGTTTAGCAAACTCTTCAAAGCGATGAAGATTTTTACCGTCTTTAAACTGATAGTAGTTATCGCCATGCTTACAAACTATACACCAAACTTTATCTGCAGTCATAGTTGTTTCTATGTCAAATACTACTTGTTTAAATTTCATCAATCTTCACCTCTGTAAGTCTTCCTGTATCAATATCATAAAGTAAATCACAACAAGGACCAGTTGTGCCTGAAAATCTATTCTTTAAAACTCTAACCCTTGTAGTGTTTCTAATAACAGGGTCATCATTTTGAGCATCACGTTCCAATCCTATAACCATATCACTTAGTTGACCTATACTTGCCGAACCTCTAAGTTGAGATAGTGATGTTGCTGCACCCTCCTCATGTCCCTTACCGTCAGGTCTTTTAAGATGTGATACAACTATCATTGCTACTCCTGTTTCTTGAACGAGTGTTCTAAGCCTAGTCATAATTTCATCTAAGGCTCTTCGTTCATCTCCATGAGATTGGTCGGATACAATAATACTAACGTGGTCAATAATAACATACTTACAATCTAAACCTTTAGCTAAGTATCTTACTCTTGAAACAATATTATCAATTGAGTTAGAACCAAAGTGGTCAAACATAAATACTCTACCTGTACCTACAGTTGCATCAAAGTAATTTTTTAATTCTTCTTTACTAACATGAACATCAGGTAAATGTAATCTTTGATTAGCTTCAACACTCATCAAACCTTTAGAAGTAATAACTGGTGTTTCTTCTAGCATAAGCAAACCAATATTATCTTCAGTAGTTTTAATCATATGATGTACTACTTCTCTCATCACTTGAGTTTTACCTAAGCCTGACCCTGCTGTAAAGGTAACTAGTTCAGACGGTCTGATACCATAAGTAATTTTATTCATACCCTCAAAAGGATATTGAACAAAGGCTCTTGCAATTGGTTTTGCAATCTCATCAAATAAAACATTCGCATTTATAATACCATCAGGTGCATATAACTTAGCATCCCAAAAAGCTTTTGTATAAACTTGAATATTATTTTTAGTTAAACAATCAGAAGCATCTTTAAATCCTTCAGGTAAATTCATTATCTTACATTTACCTGGACTAAATAATTCAGCTACCTTTAATGCTCCCTCTGTTCCATGTTTATCATTATCAAAATTAATAATGATGTTATCAAAATTAGTTTCCAACCATTCCAAACTTCCTTTGATATCTTTAACTGCTGAAGTTATTCCATTCTTAATACTAACAACTGGTGTTTCATACTTAGCAGTCTTAAACATTTGATAAGCTGATAAACAATCTAACTCACCCTCTGTTATAATTATATATTTATTTTTTTGGAATAGATGTTCACCAAATAAACCTGACATTTTAGTATTACCTTGAATACTAAATTCTTTTAGCTTAGTGAATCTTGTTTTGGTGGCTATCTTTGCACCTTGTTTATCGTGGTAGGGATAGTAATGATGAGTAATAACTCCCATGCTATCTACTTTAACTGTAACACCATATCGTTTACAGCTTTCTTCTTTAATATTTCTATCTACAATTTCAGCATAGTTAGATTCTTTTAAAAAATCTTTTGTTTGATTTTCAATTGTACCATTCGTTGTATCTTCTGTGACTTCCATATCATAATCCTTTATGTATTGTTGACATGAAAAACAATAAGCTGACCCATCCTTGTTCATAGAAACTGCATCGCTACTTGAACATAGTGGACAAGGTAAATGATATTTTACAAATCCATTATTATTATTTTCTTCCATTGTCGCCCTTTGTATTTAATTAAATTAAAAGGGGAAGCCAGTTTGAGCCGACTCCCCCTCGGAGATAAGTATAATGAAACTGCCATTATAACTTATGGCTATTCACAGGTGTTAGAAATCTTCTTTGATGTTGCTATCTGCTGAATCAAGAACCTCAAAGTCTTCTTTCGGAACGTACTCTACTAAGTCCTTAACCTGGACTGCTTGTAAGTCTAAACCTTTACCAGTTTTACCTTTGTAATTCCAGTCATAAGATTTATACATCACAATAACTTTACTTCCATTGCCTACGATTTTATCTAATGGTTTCTTAGCACCATCAACTACCATAGGTGGCTGGTTTTTATCGCCATTATTTTTGTTAACTTTTCTTTTAAACTTGATAATGTTTTTAATTACATTACCATCAATGTTGGTTTCACCTAAAGTAAAACCTTCTTTAGCAAACTCTTTAGCTGTTGCATCATCTACTGCTAAGTCTAATCTCCACATGGGTTCAAACTTTTCATTAGGTCTTGTCAACGAAGCCCAGTATGCTGTACCTTCTACTTGTGCCATATTATTTATACCTCATTATTATTTATTAAATATAGTGTTAACATATTTTTCAATTAGTGTCAACACTTTCTTTTTCTTTTTTTATTTTAACACTTTCATTTTGTTTAAGCTTGTCCTCTAAGTCTGCTATCTTTTTACCCATAGCTTTAACATCATCGGTAGCTTGTTCTAGTTGTGTTAGAATCTGTTTAATCTTTGAATCTTTATCGGAAGCTAATTTAACAGCATCGTTTTTTTCTTTAGTCATATCTGTTATAGTTAACTTCAATTCTCTTATCAAATCTTTTTGTCCCATACATTATATACTGTAACAACCCTCATTGAATAATTCTTTAATTGGAATTACTACACACTTACTTGCGTTATAATCTCCTATGTTTTTTGTGTGTGTTGCTTTATATTTTTTTACTATCTTCTTTAATCGTACCACTCTAAAAATTAACATGCAATGTTCTTTCTTTTCTAACTCAAGAATATGAAACCACCACTTAGCTTCTGTCTTATCTATACCTGATGGCTTTCCTCTATACTCATATTCAATTGCTATATTGCCTGTCTTTCTCCACCAACTTCTTTCTGTTTTTATTTCTACTTGTTCTTTACCAAGTAAGTCGGCAACTCTTTTCTCTCTTATCTTTCCATACTTTAAGTCTATATCAAACTTATCATTTGCATTTAGTTTCACTATTGTTGCTCCTCTGTAAAAGTACACAAGTATTCTAATAAAAATTTATGTAAGTTTTTTTTCTCAAATAATTTTCTACTATTACCCTCTACAATTTCTTTATACATATTGAGTAAAAAGAACGGCTGTAGATTAGCATAGTCACATACCTCGTTAAAATCTGAATTGTTTTTATTGAACCAAGCTTGTGCATCATCCACTATTTTTTTTCTAGATGAACCACCTGCATGTATGTCAACACCCAAAGCATCTAAAATATTTCGGACAATGACTGCTCTCCATAAAATCAATTCACTTGTTAATAAAAATTTTCTTGGTCTAAAAGGATTATCATTATCATAACTTGCTTCTTTGATTGACATATTATATATCCTTTTTTATTTCATCACTTGAAATAGTTTTATTTTTTTTACTGTTTGCTTTCTTTATTTTTTCTTTGTATTCTTTTTCTGTTATCTCTTCAATTGTACTGCGTAGTAATTTAACATCTCGTTTAGAGATGTATGAATTAGGAGTAAATTGTACTTTCTTTTGTAGTTTAGTTTCGTCTGTTATATTATCAAAGCAATCATCAATGGTCATGTCTAAGTTAATATATGTTTTCTTTAAATAAAATTTACTCATTGTTTCCTATCCTTGTTTAACAAAATACCTACCCTTAATTACAAAGGGTTTAGTTTTATATTTTGTATCTATCTCTAATATTCTTAGAGAAAAATATTTTTTAATTAATCTATGTATGATACCTGCGTTTGTATTTGGATGTAAGTTTGTAAGGTTATCATCTAAATTCTCAATATCAATAAATTTAATTAATTTT